CCGCCGGGAGTAAAAATCCCAAAAGTGGACCATGAGTTTGAAACAGCTGAGCAAAAAGCCCAGTCTTTGCCAGAGCCAAAAGGCTGGCGGATTCTGTGTGCCCTAGTAGAAGCTGGTGATACCTATTCAAGCGGCATTTTAAAAGCTGACACAGTCGTTAAGACCGAGGAAATCACTTCCCCAGTACTTTTCGTTGTGAAAATGGGTCCTGATTGCTACAACGACGCCGAGAAGTTCCCAGAAGGCGCATGGTGTAAGCAGGGCGACTTTGTTATTACCCGTCCATATTCCGGGACGCGCATCATGATTCACGGAAAAGAGTTTCGCTTGATCAATGACGATCAGGTTGAAGCAACAGTCGAAGACCCACGCGGCATTACCCGCATTTAATAGGAGATTTACATGCCTGATGATGATTACAAATTCCCTCACGAAACCGAAGAAGATATAGACCAGTGCGGAGATAGATATTGATATTGACGCCGAAGGTGACGTTGATATTGAGATCGAAGACGATACTCCAGAGGTAGATAGACGTGCCAAGCCCCTTGACCATGAAGTTGAAGATCCTTCTGACGAAGAGATCGAAAGCTACTCCAAGGATGTTCAAAGCCGTATTAAGAAGCTGACTCACGCAAGGCACGACGAAAGACGTGCAAAAGAATCACTTGCTCGTGAGAAAGCAGAGCTTGAAACAATGACTCGCGCTATCTTGGAAGAGAACAAGCGACTCAAAGAGTACGTAAACAGCGGTCAAGCCACCTACGCCGAGAATCTGCAAGCCAGAGCCGAAGCTGAGATGGAAATGGCACGCCGTAAGTACAAAGAAGCTCAAGAATCATATGACTCTGATGCGATGTTAGAGGCGCAAGAAAATTTGACAGATGCCAAGATGAAATTGGAAGCTGCAAAAAATTTCAAGCCAACCCCTTTACAAACTGAAAGAGATGATGTACAAACGTATCAACAGGCCCCCGAAGCGCCTAAACTTGATGAAAGAACCTTGCGCTGGCAAGCAAAAAACCAGTGGTTTGGATCTCCGGGGTACGAAGAAATGACAGCCTTTGCACTAGGGCTGCACCAAAAACTAGTTGCTACCGGGGTTGACCCCCGCTCTGATGAGTACTTCGCACGTGTTGACGGGCGCTTAAAACAGGTATTCCCTGCGCTATTAGACAATTCTGAGACTACAGCTGATAAAAGAGCTGATCAAGTTAAGAGACCTGCGACAGTAGTGGCTTCAGCTTCTCGCTCCACCGGAGCAAAGAAAACGATCAAACTTACCGCAACCCAAGCTCGCTTGGCGGAAAAGTATGGTTTAACCCACAAACAGTATGCACAGGAAGTTCTTAAATTGGAGACTCAAAATGGCTAATAACCGCACACCTCGGGAACTCGAAACCCGCGAACAAAACAAACCTCGTTACGTTTACAAACCAGCGAGTAGCTTGCCGGACCCAACACCTGACCCAGACTATGAGTTTTACTGGGTAGCAATTTCGATTGCAGGCCAAGAGCATGCCACAAACATGTCTCAGAAACGCCGTGATGGTTGGGAGCCGGTAAAAGCAGTAGATCATCCTGAGTTACAGGTAACTGGAAACAAGGATGGAAACGTTGAAATTGGTGGCTTGCTTTTATGCAAGAAACCAAGGGAGATGGCTGAAGCTCGCAGAGAGTATTACGATCAAAAAGCTCGTAATCAAATGGAGTCTGTGGACAACAGCTTTATGCGAAACAGCGATGCCCGCATGCCTTTGTTTAGTGATCGCAAGAGCACGACTACTAAAGGTGGTGGGTTTGGTAGTGGTAGTAAATAATTTTTTAACTTTTAGGAGATTTAAATGGCTTATCCAACCGTTTCAGCTCCCTACGGCTTAGTAGCAGTTAACCGTGTAGATGGCTTGCCATATGCCGGCGCAATTCGTCAAATTCCTATTGCGTCCACATATAACACAGCTATTTATGACGGCGACATTGTTGCTATCGCTGCAGGCGGCACAATTGCAAAATCGACTGTAACTGTTAACTCTACTGCAGCAGCTGCAAACTACACCGCTGGTGTGTTTGTTGGTGTTCAGTATGTAAACACTCAAGGTCAAACTGTACAAGCTCAGTATTACCCAGGTAATGCTTCTGCTACTTCAGCTGTTGCTTACGTAGTTGACGATCCTTTGGCATTGTTCAAAGTTGCTGTAACTTACTCCGGTAACGCTACTGTAACTACAGTTAACCAAAGCATTGTTGGTACTAACATGTCAGTTCGCCAAGGTACAGGCAGCGCCACCACAGGTAACTCTGGTGTTTCTGTTTACGCCACTGGTTCTGCTGGTAATGCTTCAACATTGCCAATTCGTGTTATTGCAGTAGTTCCTGAGACTGCTACTAGCGCCGGCGCATACACAGAAGTGTATGTAAAGATTAACAATCACCAGTACAACAACGCAACTGCGTTGGACTACACAGCTTAAGGAGCTAAGTAAATGGCTATTTCACGCGCACAACTACTGAAAGAGTTGCTCCCAGGACTTAACGCATTGTTCGGATTAGAGTACAAGCGTTACGGCGAAGAGCATCGCGAAATCTACGAAACAGAGAAATCTGAGCGTAGCTTCGAAGAAGAAACAAAGCTGTCCGGTTTCTCTGCTGCACCAGTCAAGAACGAGGGCTCAGCCATCGCTTACGACAATGCACAAGAAGCATTTACAGCTCGCTACAACCACGAAACAATCGCTTTGGGCTTCTCAGTAACTGAAGAGGCAATCGAAGATAACTTGTATGACTCATTGTCTGCTCGTTATACCAAAGCATTAGCTCGTGCAATGGCGTACACAAAGCAGGTTAAAGCTGCTTCTGTATTGAACAATGGTTTCACCAACTCCAGCCAGTACTACGGCGGCGACGGCGTTCCACTCTTCTCTACAGCTCACCCATTGGTGTCTGGCGGTACTAACAGCAACACATTCGCAACTGGCGCTGACTTGAACGAAACTTCATTGGAAAATGCAGTTATTCAAATCGCAGCTTGGACTGACGAACGTGGTCTGTTGATCGCTGCTATGCCACGTAAATTGGTTATCCCACCAGCATTGCAATTCGTTGCAACACGCTTGTTGGAAACTAACTTCCGCGTAGGTACAACCGATAACGACATCAACGCAATTAAGAACAACGGTTCTATCCCAGAAGGTTACGCAATTAACCACTATCTGACAGATACAAACGCATGGTTCTTGACTACTGATGTTCCAAACGGTATGAAGCACTTTGAGCGTATGCCTTTGGCTAACTCAATGGACGGCGACTTCGATACAGGTAACGTACGTTACAAGTCTCGTGAGCGTTATTCATTCGGCTGGTCAGATCCACTAGGAATGTTCGGTTCTTCCGGCGCCTAATTCAAATCTCGTGAGGATTTGAGCCACCTTCGGGTGGCTTTTTCTTTTTATAAAATGCTTGCACAAAGCTAAAAAAGTAGTAAGATAGTTGAAACTGGGTGAATGGTCTATCAAACTGCCCCAGCAGACGCATACACGATTGATAGACTGAACTTTGTATGAAGGACAATTTGTTATGACAAACGCAACAACTTCGAGCGTATGGCGCTCAACAGGTGGCGATCAAACTCGCACCGCTTCCGCTGGTTCAATGTTAATGAGCTTACCGTTTTATGTTGCTAACGCAGCTGCAACGGCTAATATCACAGCTTCTAGCTCTTCAAATTCTGCAGTTATTCTGCCAGCTAACGCTGTAGTAACAGCAGTTACTATTACCGAAACAGGTACAGGCGCTGTTAACTTAGGCTTTACACCATTAATTGGCGTAGGTCCTGGTCAAACAACTACACTAGGTACTCCAGTTCCAACAGCATTTTTAAACGCTCAGTACCTGTAGCAGAATTAGCTGCAGTGTCGTAAAAAATAATTTCACCAGCGGTTGCACCAGAAGCTAGTTGATACCCCTTGATCCGAACAGGACCAGTAATAATTTGCTCGTTTGCGTCTGCATGTGCTGCTAGTACGTCATATTGCATACCCATAATTAAGCTCCAATAAGGTTAAACAGGGGGCGAACCCCCAGATTAATTAGACGTCTTCTGACTCGTTAGTGCTAACGAAGTAAGAA